AACCATCTAGGTCAGACATATCTAACATTCTAATTTCTGTGTGGTCAGATACTAAATCTGTTCCAAAGAATAAATTAGATTTTTGTGCTGCTACCATTCTGTCTGCTTGCATACCTGGGCAAACTGCAATCTTAATACCATTGTACATTGGAACGAAAGAATCATTCATGTTGTATAATTGTTGGTATCCTGCATTAGCTTGGCTCTCTAGGTAAAATCTATAAGCAGTTGTACTCATGTAGATATAAACATCTTCTTTTGAGTATACTGCAGTAGGTATTGCATTAGTAATTGTTGTTAGGTTTGTAACAATGTTAGATGCACTAAAAGCTCCTGTTGCTTTGTCTGCCTGTACAACTGTACCATCTACACTTCCTATAAGTAAACCTACAGTATCATGTAAATATCCAGTAAAGCCACCTGCATTAGCATCATTACCATGCCAGATATTAGCTTCTACGTGGTCTGCTATTGTAGCTGATAAGTAAGAAACTACGAACGCTGCGAAGTCGTCAGACATATCTCTGTTATGAGCACCTGCCGCCATTTGAGCTGCTTGCCAATCTGCAAGTAAGTCTTTTTTACATAAATCTACATTAATTTGTAATTCTTTTGGATTAAGAACTTTCTCTGTTAATGTTAAAGTTCCTGCATCTGTGAAATCACAAGTAGCATCTGCAATCATAGATGCTGTGCTTACATTAGTTATATTTCTTTTGAATTTTATATTCTCAAGAATTGTTAAATTTTCTAATGACTTTGCAGAACGTAACGCTGCGCCAATATACTGACCAGCATGTTCTCCACTATAATTAGAAGTAATTGAAAAACTCATTTTTTTATTATTTTAGTTATTATTTATTTAGGTTATAGAAAAATCTTTCTTTGCTACTCATAGCATTATAAGGTTTTCTTGGTATTCTTGTATCATTAAATTTAGAAACTTCTACAGGTTTTGTAGCAGGTTCTTTACTTAACTCAGTAACTTGACTTTGCAATTCTGCTTTTTCTGTTTCCAATTGCTCTGTCATTTCTTTTAGGTCAGTATTTTCTCCTTTCATTTCTTTAAGTTCTGCATCTAGTCTATCTAAATCTGACTTTACTTCTGCTAATAACTCCTTAATTACTGCTCCTATTTCGTTTATAAGACCCTCTTTGTCAAATTCTACATTTTCTGACATTTCTTCTTTGTCTTTATAGCCCATTTCATCCTCTTCTTCCTCGTGGTCTCCTAACTCATCTTCCTCTTTTTCTCCAACTTCTGCTACGATACCCTCTTCTTCTACAGAAAAAGATACGCCATCTTCTGTTTCATAACTACCAACAGGTAAAGGCATTGTAGTTCCATCTTCTGCAAGTATCATTATTGATATACCTGCTTCTAATTCCTCTGCTTCAGATACAACTATTGTACCATCCACAAGTTTTGCTTGCATAGCTAAATTTAGAGTTTCTATTTCTTCCTCTAAACCAAGAGCTACTCTTATTTGTTTTTTTAAATCCATGGTATTTTTTTATTTTAAATAGAATCTTTCTTTTTTTGTTTCATTTTCATACTATCTTTTTCGCTTTCTTCTATAATATCTCGTAGAGCAACTAAAATATCCTCTTTGTTTACAACAGGTTTAGACATTTTTTCCATTTTATCAACGAAGTATCCTTCTATACTTAAACCTTTTAACTCGCCACTCTTTATTCTACTCCATAACTCTTTATTTTCTATTTTCATTTTCACAAACCATGTTCCATCTGGTAAGTCAAAACCATATAGTTTAGATTTGTCCATATCTCCCTCTTTTATCCAACTTTCAACTGTAAGTACACCTGCTACTCTATCTTCGTGTTGGTATGTTGCTTTGTGATGATTATTGTATTTAAGATATAATTCAGACGCTTTCCTAACAGTTTCCTTACTAAAGTATACATAGTAGTCGCTATCTGTATTTGGATTGTATCGTAGTATCTGTTTATTTGGTATAAGTGCAGGACTAATAAGTATTTGCTTATCATTATCTGTCTTAGCAAAGGTTAGATTATTCTTTTCTTTGCCAAAGTATATAAAGTCCACTTCTATTGCAGGACTTGTTACTAAACTTATAGCATCTATTGATAATTCTTCATTTTCTTCGCTAATTACTAATTCTGTTATTTTGGTATATTTCTTTTTCATAGTTTTTTATTTATATTGTTGCTCTACGTCTAATATTTGCTAATTTATTTTGGTTATTGGTAATATCATCACTAACCACATATGCTCTTTGTGGTTCTATATCTGTTGTTCCACCTAACTCAAAGTTTCCACTAACTAATCTTGGTGCAGGTGTGTTAGTTGGTGTTGGTGCATTACCACCGCCTCCACCACCATTTCCTTTTATTTTAGTAGATAATATTTTTCTTACATTGGCTAATCCTGCTACTATAACTGCTGCGCTTGTCAGAAAACCTGCTACACCACCTTGTGCAAATGCCTTTGTAGCACCTGCGTATGTATCTATCGTTGCAGATGCAACTGCTAACGCTTTGTTATCTCCTGCAAGTGTAGATGTAGCAGATGCTAATGATGATAAACCACCAATAATTGCATCATTTTTTGCCTGTGTTGCCTTTTTCTCTGCATCTGTATCTGCTTCTCTTTGTTTATCTCTTTGTGCTTGGAATCTATCTCTAATTGCTTGTATCTCGCTCTCTTGTGCCTCTGTTAATTCTGCTGTATCTATTCCTAGTTGTTTTTGTCCTTCTATTATTGCAAAATACTTATCATATACTGCATTTATTTGTTGCTGTTCTGCATCCAATTGTGAATTATAGAATTTGTCAAGTATAGTTGTTGCTGTTGTTGTTAATTTGTCTAATCTTTGTTGTTCTAAATCTATAAGTTCCTGTTGTAACGCCATCTGCTCTTTTAACCTATTTTGTTCCTCTGTATTTATTTCATTTTGTAACGCATTTACTTCTGTTATAACTCGCCTACGCAATCTTGCAGAGTTTGTTTCTGCATTTATTACTTGTGTCTTTAATTGCGCTAATTCTCTTTCATCTTCTGCACTATTTTCGCTAAGTTTCATTTCTTCTTCTTTTATCTTCATTCTTTCTCTTGCTAACTCCAACTCTCTTTTGGTAGTTTGTTCTTCTAGGTCAAGTGCTAATTTTAAGTTTTTAAGTCTCTCTGCTGCAGATAAACTTTCATCCTCTGCTAGTAGTCTTGCTTGTTCTATTTGTTTACGAGTTTCTGCTTTTTGTATCATAAAATCATTTTCTGCATCTCTTAACTCGTTTGTTCTTACTTTTAAGTCCATCATAGCTTGACTTTCATTTTTTATCTCATCAACTATACCTGTAAATGAATTTTTAAGTAAATCAGCGCCCTCTTTAAAATCACCACTAAATATTAATGTTAATCCCTCTCCAAATGAACTAACTCTATCTCTTAATACATCAAAAGTGGCTCTTATACCTGTTAAAGCTACATTAAATTGGTCGGCTCCTCTTTTTGTATTTGTAAAGAATCCTGCTAATGAACCTATGGCTACCACAAAGGCACCAATACCTGTACTAATTAAACCTGCTCTAATAGTAGCAAATGATGCCTTAGCTATACCTTTCATCTTAGTAAATCCTGCTCCTATATCATTTAAGCTAACTCCAAACATTCTAAAATTACCTAGAGTATCTTTTGCTTCATTATTTACTTCTTTTACTTCTTTTTTTAAGTCTTTTGTTTCCTTAGTGGCACTTTTTATGCCTTGACTTTCTATTTTATATACTCCAATAGTTTCACTCATATCTTAAAAATCTTGTGTTGTACCAAGTGTTACCATCTTAACACTTGCATACCAGTTAATATTTGTATTTGCTAATCCTGTACATTGTATTGTTATTCCACCATCTACCGGACTATCTGTTAAAGTAGGATATTTAATTAACGATAAACCACCTGCAGCTTCAAAATCTAGCACAGAAACATAAAATTTTCTATCTCTTGCTGTATCTGGACTTCCACCATTATCTCCCTCATAAATTCTAACAGAAAAACCATCAACTGCCTGTGTTCCATCCTCTACGTGTATTTTTATATCATCTCTAGTTGTATTTGGCTCTATAATTTGTCCATGTACAATATAGTTTTCATCTGCTCTTGGTACTACAAAGGATAGTGCGTAAACTCCTGTAGATGTTCTACTTGCTGTTAAATTATGCGCATTTACTACACTAATACCACTACTTGTTGCATTAAAATAACCTGATGCTATTGTATTTACACCATTATCCTGTGTTGCATTTTGTGTATATGTAGTCGTATTACCATCTGCAGATATTTTAACAGTACCAACAATTTGGAATGTTTTAAATTGTCCAGCTGTACCTGATGTGCCTCCTGTACATAGAGCAATAATATCTATAGTAAGATGATTTATACTACCTGCTAATTTTCGTATATAACCCTCTACACCAATATTTAAATCTGTGTTTGATGTTTTTTGTACAATCATATTCACAGGAGTAGCGCTTGTAGAGTTTATATTCATTTGGATAAAACTTGTTTGGATTAATCCTGTAACTTCTCCATCTTCTTCATTATTTGCTCCACCACCTATAACTAATTCTCCATTATTTAATGATTTACCAAAAGTTCCAATAATCATAGAATTAGAAATGGTATTTTCTATCTCGTTGTTTTTACCTGCTACTATAGAATTTTGTACATCTCCTAATGTTTTATTTTTTGTACCTATAATTATACTATTTTCTGTTCCACTTTGTGCCTCGTTATTTGCACCTTTTATAGATAAACTTTGATGTGTATTTTGTTTACTTGCATCTTTTGAGTATCTAAAAGCGTAACAAACACCTAAATTTTTATCATATTCATATCCATATCCTCTACATACTATTTCGTTAGCAAACACCTCATTAGTACCATCTGTAAAAATAACTTCGCCTGTGCTCTTTATGCTTTTTGGTTTTATTTTATATCCTCTTTTGAAATCCATTATGGTAATAATACTAATTCTACTGTTGCTAATTCATCCTCTTTATATTCTATCTTATTTACTCTAAAATTCCTATTTTTTATAAACACTTTATCATAGAAATTAAAATTTTCTATATCATTAGGATTTAAGTTGAGTTTAACTGTTACTATTCTTGTATCTGGATGATATAACTCATCTATATAATTTATCCAATATATGTTAAATAAATTATTCACAGGTGTGAGCCCCATACTTGGAAAAAGAGCCTTACTTCTAAAATTATAATCTACTGTATCTATCGTAGTTGGTATGGCTTCTGTATGAGAAAAACATAGATACTGTTGTTCTGCACTAAATTGTGATGTATTATTTTGTACAGGGCTAGTATAAGTTGTGGTAGGTAATGCTTTAACACCTACATCATATAGTATTCTTGCTTCGTTTTCATAGTCAGAAAATTCTTCTTCTCCTTTTTTCGCATACAATGATGGTACTGTGAATTCTTCATCTACAACATCAAGTATAGGTTTCATAACCGTAGGTGCAAATACATCTAATTTTATTTCTTGCTTATTTTCTAATCTAGAATAATCTGGCACTACGAATGTTTCAGAACCATAGTAATATGATGTAAAATTCTCAAAGACTTGCAATGCATGATTTCCTGTATCTTCTTTATAAGTAAATGTTGTATTTAAATCTAAATTTTCTAGTGGTTTTAACTTATACTCTCTTGTATCTAGCTTTTCTGTCCAATCTAACTCCTTTACTGTTATTGTAGTAGTATCTGTTGTATCTTTAAATATTTTGTCGTATGGCTCTATTATTATATTGTTTTTATCTTCTTTATCTTGTATAAATACTAGGTTAAACATCTTTCTTAAATCATTAAGTATGTCAAATAACTTAGTGGCGCCTCTTTTCTTAATTAAGTAATTTTGTAAAGTTGTACCTGTTGTACTAAATCTAAATCTAATTCCATCAGATATGCCTTGGTTTTCTCTTATTCTACTTGCATTATCTGTTTTTACCTCCACTTGTATATAATCGCCAATGCCCATAATAACATTTAGCGTACCTCTAAATGTTTTGTCATTATTTATAGAAGTTGTACCAATTAAATTTCTGTCTTTCTTTACAAGTACGCTAATAATATTATTGCTTGAATCTCTATGAACTATACGCATTACAATCTGTGTTCTATGTACACTTGTATTTATCACACTAATACCATAAGCAATATTAACGCTTAAATTAGCAACTGTGCTTGTAAATCTATCATTTGACAAATTAAAATATGTTAATGAAGTAGAAGTTTGTGTGTCAAAATTATATGTTTGGAAAGATGTACCTATAAAACTCTGTGAACTTAGATTTCTAACAAAATCCTCACCCTGTGAATCTATACTAAATACGCCCTCACCCCAATTAAAGTCCATATATAACTTCTTAAAATCAGCATCATCAAAAAAATTACTACTAAACGTAAAATCTGTTAAAGCAAATATTTTATCTACTAAATAACGTACTTTTAGCCATGGTCTAAATGCTTGTTCTAAATTTTGTAGCTCTACGTTATTGTTATTTGCAAATAAACTTCCTGTCCAATCACAAAATGGATATTTTAAGACATCTGTTGTAGTTGCTCCTTGATTACCTGCAAACGAACCAGATAATAAAGCAGATGATAATGGTAAACTTCCTGTCCATGATGCCTCAATAGTATCTTTATTATATAAGTGGTCTAACTCGTTAAAGTCTAAGTCTGCTATTGTATTGTTTGCCAACTTATCTTTTAGAGATAAAGTATTAGAATATAGATTAACATTATACATTATTTCCTCATCTTTTTCTACTACATCATTAAGTTGTAGAAAACCATCAAATATAGTATATCCATCATTCTTAAGAACTGCTCTTGTTTTTACATATGGATTAAATATAGTAGAATTAAAGGTAAAAGTATTGTCTTGTGATGACCTCGTTATCTCAAATATTTCGTTAAATATCCTGTTGTTCCTTTTGGTTCCAGGTAACATAAAATCTTTACTATAACTCTTAGTTTGTTCTATAGTGTTTGTAAACTCGTCTATACTTAATGTTACAGGTATTGCCTCATCTTCATATAAATCACAAATAATTTGTCCATCCTCTATATCTGTAAATGTAACACTTTGGAAACCTATGGCTTCTTTCATAGTTACTTTATTTAAAACTAATGTGCTCGTTGCATCACCTTGTACTGTTATAACTAAATCCATTTCATTTGCAGTCGCTGTTACTATAAATGTATGTATTCCTGCAGTTTGTATGGTATTGCTTATCATTGTACTAACTAAACTTGTATCATCTACAGTCATTACTTCTATAATAAAATTACCAGATGGCACACTAGCTC